CCCCTCAGGACCTCGTACCTATACTACTACATTTACTTCCAGGCTTTACATGTCCAGAAGCTGCGCATCTGCCATGTGAGTACGCTCCCAGAGGATGGCTTCACATGCATCCACACTGAGGGGAGATGGCTCAACAACAGGGGCTGGTAGTGCACAGTCGATAAGTTGTGCTCTGCCCTGTGATGCGTTGAAATGCCACTCGCCATTATTGATCTTGAGGAACATCCCAAGAACTTCCGGCCTCCCCTCAAGAATATGGATCTCATCAACAAGATGTATGCCTCCACGGTCCACATAGCAGTGCCCTGATGCAAACTCCTGCGGATTCAAAACCGAAAGATCGGAGTCCGAATCCACCCCCCCCACCATTGTCAATGATCTCACATTCCCTTTATCGGGAGGCTCCCACCCATAAACTGGGCTTGGAGTTTTAGACATCCTCCAACCCAGTACTGGCCCTGTCCAGCTGTTCACGCTCCCACAATGCCCCTTGAGATAAGCGCGGACACACACCCCTTTGATTGCGGTATACCAATAGCCCCCCGTGGCGACCGAGGCAAGGAACTTGGCCCGGAAGTACGGTCTCCAATGCTCGCGGCCACCTCTCGTGAGCTTGGGATCTATCATGTAGAGGGCCCGTGTGTCTCCGTGGTCAATAAGACATGAGGACATGGGCACATGTGTGAGAGCCCGTTTCTCAATATCCCGCCAACAGTTTTCCACCTCGGTGTTCGGCCATATGGTATTAGGAGAGTTCTGGAAGGCAACAATCTCCTGCTCGGTGGGTCCGGTGCCGTACCATGTGCGCTCCTCAGTCCAACCTTGCAGCACACACAGCACATTTTCGCCGCCTCGTGCACGTGCAGGTATCACATCGAATCGGGTGGCTGTGCTCCGATCGAATGGGAGTGTCACTGAATAATCGCGCCCACGATATATCCCGTGGTAGTGTGCATATTCAATACCAGCGTAGTTCAGTGCGAGAACGGGCATGTCCATATTCCGTTGCTCAACATCACGGAGATGTGCAAGTGATTCCTCGCACATTGTACCCCATAGTCCTGGCGCCATGCCTGCAGAGTGCAGATCTAGTTTTGGCGCTTCGGTTGTCAAGTTCCCGGCTCTCCGCCTATTCCAAGAGAACAGGAACTTCCCGCCGTATAGAACATGCTCTGGTATGTGGCGGTAGGCACGCGCAGCCGTGTACCTTGCCATCTCCTTCCGCTGTTCAGGTCCGATGGCTGAAATCACCGTGGCACCAGATCGGTCAAGTACATGCTTACCAAAAGGGGTCTTCCCGTAGGTGTTGAGCATATACAGAGGTTTTCGGACCCGGGTGGGCTTAGACCTCTTGCGGGTGACAGGCTCCGGATACCTTGCTCTCGTAGGCCGGGTGATGACAGTCCTGGTTCCATACACCGCTGCGAGTTCTTTGATTTCTGACGTAACGGGATAGTCACGTATCTTGCTGGCGATGAAATCCAGCCAGGTGAGTGTAGACTCGAATATAGGCGCCTTCTGGAAACTGTAACCAAGGCAATCGTCAGGCTTCACGTGCTTGCTTCTAACACGCTGTGCCACGCGGCCAATATTCCTGGTTCTGGCAGAAGACAGTGTTGATGTGAGGCTCTCAGCCAGCATTTTGGCCTGGTGGGGCATGTCTAACGACTCCAGAACCGTAATTCTTGACTTGAGTGTACGGATCGCCGCACGGTGCTGCTTACGCATGCGTATGGAGACATGTCCCAGCACAGTGAAGGCAAGGTCTCGGGTGTTGATGTCAGGAGCCTCCTGTGCAGAATGGTGGTCTGATGCCATCTGCATCAGACTCTCACGGAGGTGTGATGGCATCAGCGATGCTGGTGGTGTGATGATGGTCTCCGAAGATGCAGATGTAAGCAGCACATCGGGAAATAGGCCAGTCTCACGCAGTGCCCTGAGTTCTGGCGCCTTAATTTTCCATCTCTGGGTGACGGCATCAAGCATGAGACAATGTGCGTAAGTGGCCGGACCTGTGCCCAGACCTGACAAGGCAACGGTCCTCCCGTATGCATGCGCGTCAAGCAGATCAGTCACCAGCGAGGGTGCGCAAGGGCGCGTGAGCTGGCATATCATTTCCCGAAACCCCAGTATCGGGCACGATATCCCTATGCCGTTGTCTTGGGAGTTGAATTCACCCGCATTGCCGGCAACCTTTTCCTTTGCAAGATTGGGCATGACACTTATGC